TCAACTAAATCTCTCATGTAAATTTCACCCTGTCTAAATACCGCATTTCTTAGTGTACTAAAATCGAACTTGTCACTTTGATTCGTGAACTCGGTTCTATTAATCATTATGCCTTGATTGGTTATGTTGTTTCTACTTTCGGGCATTGCCTCCCAAACAACAAAGAAAGCCAACATTGGCTTAATAAAATTGTCGATTACGGTTTGATTGTCGCTAGTCATTGTAGATGTTGTTTCTACCATGTCCAAAATCTCATCATAATAATCTTCTCCAATTGTACTTTTTAAATACGTTCTTTGAGCGTTTATAATGTATTTATCTAGTATTGCCTTATCAAAATTAATATTGTTTTGCAAAGCAATATCTACACATTCTTGCGATGTAATTATTTCAGTGTTAAAGGCCATTGTTAGAAGTGTTTTGTTTGTTTGTACTCTTCACCAATTCATTTCCTCTTTCTTCTCCCTCTTCCATAAACGATTCTAAACCTATTCTTTCACGCGCTTCGTTAATAGTCATAACAGCATTAACATCAATATTTGAATCAACACCAAGCGGTGCTAATTGAATAATACTAATCTCTATATCTTCGTTAAATTCTCGGCTCAATATCTTATTAACTTCTCTTAATACTGGCGTTTGAAAGTCAGGCACTACAACTCCGTTCATTACTTTTTGATACTCATTAATAAGCTGTTGATTGCCTCCTAATTTACCGCCCGTTTCTTTAACTAAAGCTGATGACCATCTATGGCCAGATATAATGTTTTCTGTAGCTAACTTATCTAAGTCGATAAATTCGCCATCCTTTCCGCTTCCAAACTCATGTATTTTAGCAGCTTGTTCAGGGGAATCTAACATTTCAACAATTATCTTGCTGTTGTTATCTTCACCACTAAATCTATTCACTATTTTACGTACATAATCCTCTGCTTCCATTCCTTCAGGTGGATTAGAAAACAATTGCACTAATGCGCTAGGAAAGAACCCGTTTTTAAACTTATTGTTGTTAAATCTAGGAATATTATACTCAACGTCTGCCCATTCTAAAGCCTGTATATATTCAGGTATTCCGTAGTAATCGAATTCAGGATAGTATTGTTTGATGTGTACTAAATACTCTCTTTGCGTTTTGATGCCTCTATATAAATCAACATCGCTATCAATCGGCGTATCTTTGCTTACGCTTTTATTGTTCAAATTCTCTCTCCAAAATGAAGAGCGATATGTTTTCTTTTTATCCTTTGATATTCTAACCTTTGTACCATCTTCACTATACAAGCCAAACACACCATCTCTAGCTGTTCTAACAACCCAAGGATAAGCATTTGCAAGCATTATAAAGTTTGTCATTATATTGCGAAACACATCATTAAAACTTTGGCCATCCGCATTGCATTGCTGAAACCATTTTTTGTATTTAATATCTAGTTCATCGAACTTATATTCTTTGCCTTTTACCTTGAATTCAAATCCTTGACCGCAAGCATAAGAAATCTTACTTCTAATGATTGAGCCATGAACAGGAGAACGTCTAGCGCGTAAAGCTAAATCATTGATATAAATATTGTTTGAATCTTTGAAAAACGGAATCCACGGGGTATCTGAAACGCTTTGCTCATTCTTTTTCTCCTGCTTTACATTAGTATCTACAAGAACTAAAGAAGATGCTTTTACGTTATGTTTTTTTGTGCCTTCTACCATAACAACAAATTTAAAAAAAAGGGAGAACTTTTTTACGATTCTCCCTAATTTTATTATTGACTATTTAACTATGAACCAAAGCTCACAGAACCTGAACTATTGCTAGTGATTGCGCCAACAAACTCGCGGAAAACTTCAGCAGATTTACCAGTAAAGGTTAAATCGTACCCGTTTAATCCTTGCAACTCACCTTCAATTGATTGATTTACTGACATTCTTAAACCAGCGTCAACGCCTAAAATATCATCGTAACCAATAACTAACGCTTGGTTGTAAGTTCCAGTGTCGGTATATGTTTCAACAATCGCAACTACTTTACATGAGTTGAACAATTCTTGAATTGCATTACCTTTTACTTTCTCAATTTTCGGAACATGGATAGTTAAAGTGTTTGTACTTACAGATGAACCATTCTCGATAGAACCTTCACCAGTTAATACTTTTTTCTCGAACTCACCTTGTACTTCGAACCATTCATCAGCGGTTGAATCCATAGTTACAGAAGTATAACTGTGATTTGTTCCGCTTGGTGTAAAAGAAGTAATCTTATCGGCATTTGCCAAGAACACGCGTTTTATGCCGCCTCTACGGTTTTCGTCCGCGCACGTGATTAAAATATCTTCATCAATATTTGCCATATCTTAAAGTTTTGTAGAATGGTATCACTCGGCCTAGTAGCCGAATGATACTAATTCTGGGTGAATAATTTGGAAACCGATTTTGAACTTAGATGTGATTTTCATTTTCTCATCATCATCATCGTTAAATCTGAATTTCAATTCTGCGCTTGGGTCTGTTACATCAGTACCAATTACCAAGTTGTCTTTCATTGTTAAAACAATCATGTTATCACCAACGAATGCAGCTTGTGGATTGTCAGAATCTGCTAAGTCAGTGTCCCAACCAGTTACTTCGATTAATGGAATACCTCTGAACATCAACGATTGTTTACCATCCATCAACATAGTTAATCCTAGGTTGTTACCAGTACCCAATTGCTCGTAAGTAGTAGTTAAGTTATCAATTACCGTAGCTGTTACATAGAAAGCTTTGTCTTTTTTAGCAACTTGACGTAAAACCTTAGTTTGGTTTTCGTACATATATTTCAATGCGTTGTATGCACCGTTTGTTACCAAAGTACCTGAACTTTCGTATGAACTTGAATCCATATTGAAGAACTGTCCAAGAGTAGCAGAAGAATCGATAAACAACTCAACCCATCCATCAGCCATTGAGTAGTCAGCAGAAACAGCACCAGACTTACCGAACCAAGCGATACGGCCAACGTCCGATTTAATTGCTTCAACTACTTTTGTTCTTGCGATTGTTTCGATGATAGTACCTGAAAGGTCAGTGATTTGCACACCTGCTTTCATTGCTTCTTCGAATACAGTATCGAATACCGCGTCAACGCACTCTTCTAAGTTTACTTTTACTTTGTTTACGTCAAGTACTCTATCTGTAATTGTAGTAGTTCCACCAGTTGCAGAAAAACCGCAAGTAGTGTAAGCACGAACAACTTTAGCTAAAGTGCCTGGTAAATAAAGATTAATTTTTGTTTTAACGTTTGGCATAACTTTGTAGTTAGCGAATACGTTATCTCTACCCTCTTGAGGTTTGTAGAATAATTGCGACAAGTACTCAACTCCTGCGTACGTGTGCGAAAAACTGGTTGCGATTAAATTTGCCATCTTGATTATTTATTAAATTGTTATTATCTGTTTTGAGCCGCTTTAATTAACCATTGAGCAAATGCACCTTTTTCTGAGTTTTGAGGCTCTGTATTAGCTGTATTTTGCGCTGCTGGTATTTCTGATTTACTTGCTTTCAAAAGAGCGTTTTCATCTTCTAAAGCAGAAAGTTTGTTTTTCAAATCTTCAATTTCTTGAATCTTGTTTTTAACTTCTGTTTCATGCGATGCAATTACGCTTTCGATTGAAGCAATTTTATTTTTTACTTCTTCGTTATCTAAGATTTTAACCTCAGTAACAACATTCTGAACTTCTTCTGGCTTTTTGCCAAAGTTCATAACAACCTCTTTTAATGAAGTTATTAGTTCTTGTACTTTGTTATCCATTTCTGAATTGGTTTTATTGTTAATATATGATGCTTTATTATAGCCGTACTTTTTAAGCGTTTGCTCATCAGCCATAGCCGCAATAGCAACACCTTTTTCAATTGATGAAATAAAACCATTTGATAATGCTTCTTGTGCATCCATCCATGTTTCATCATCCATCATTTGATTGATTTTAGCTTTATTTTTTCCAGTTATATTTGAATAAATAGAAGCCAATCTATTTTTAATAGAATCTAAGAAGTCAGCAGTTGATTCAAATTCTTTCGCTTGCTCTCTTAAATCACTTGCTTCCATATCTGAAAAGTTCATAACCAACAATGAAGGGTTGTGAATCATAAAGAAGCTATTTTCTGTCATCTTAGGTTTCTTTCTATCAGCCAACGCGATAATAGTAGCAGCACTAGCCGCTAAACCTTCGATTTTTACAGATACATTAAAGTTATTTTGAGGAGAAACTAAAAAGTCATAAATCGCAAAAGCATCAAAAACACTTCCACCTACTGAGTTAATAGTTAGGTTGATATTCTTAACTCCTGCGTTTTTAACCTCTGAAATAAATCCTTTAGCAGAAACACCATAAGAGCCTATTTCGGTATCAATCAATAAATCGATTGAATCGGCTGTTTGGTTTTTTATGTTTAGTAATTTACTCACAAATATAATTTTGTGGTAATATTACTATACAATATAAAATTTGTTAGTTCATTTTTTGGGCGATATTTTATACCCTATTATTTTTGTCCGCAATTATTCGCTTTAAATGCGTGTAGGATATATCCCATTTGAAACACAAATCATCGTAGATAGATTGGTTTGTTTTATATACTGCTGGCATCTTATACATGGCCTCAAAATCCTTTACTATGCAATGATTTCTAAGTGTTTGAAAGTCGGCCATAGAAGTATCTACTAGCAATAAAACTATTTCATCAATGTTCCGTCCTTCTATTCTCTGTTGAAGGTATTTTTTTAATGTTTCTTTGTTTACCATTTACTACTTGTGTTAATCCAAAAATCTCTTACGTGCTTTCTGCACTCACCGCATTTATTATCGTACGTGTGAATATGTTTGTTAAACATTTCGAATAAAAATCGTAATGCTTGCGCATCGGGTTGCATTTTGCCAGCTATTTTATTAGCCGCCTCTTTTATCTTTTGCTTTTCTTCGATGGGTATCGCGTTTACCCTATCAGTTACGCTTAACTTTATTGCCATTTATTGCCGTCTTTATGTGGGCATTTAGCGGCCTCGAATAATGCTTTAGCACTAATGAAGCAGCTACAAACACCGCATTGTAATTTGTTTTTAAATTTAATACTTCCTTTTAGAAAAGTTGCATCTTTCTTGCTTAATTCGCAATTGGCACAAATCTCTAAACGCTTATTATATTCTTCGTCACTTACTAGCATTATCCAAAAGTTGCTTGTGCTTGTACATTACTTACTTTACGCGCTACGTTTGCCGTATCTACTGCGTTATTTATTACAGGAATAGCACCTATTGAGTTTACTACGGCTTTCGTAATTCTAAACTCCATTTCATCCATATTTAATTGCGCTTGCTGTTGCTTCACGAAACCTCCATTTGCATAGCCAAAGTTAGGAACTAAATTCGGTTTCCCTGTTCTAATACTTTCTAATCTATTAACAAGTTCAGAACCTTCGCGAGTACCTAGCACCCACTTAGGCGCAACATACTCACCTTCGTGAACTACCCCAGCTTGTTTAAATCCTGTACTATCCTTTTTACCGAACCCGTCACCAGTATAACCACCTTCTGCGAATTGCTGGCTTAAAATAGCTGCCGATTGAATACCAGCACTTGCAACAGCCAAACCAGTTAATATTGCAGCCTGCGAAATACCAGCCGCTCCAAATGTTACGGCGTTTGAAGGATTGGCAGCTGCCGCAGTTTGAATAGATACAATTTGTTTTGCTAGTTCAATAGCAACAAAAGCTAAATCTCTTTTCTTTTTATCTTCAAACGCTTTCTTTTCTATCTCTTTTCTCTTTGTTTCATACTCTTCTTGCGTTATTAAACCTTGCTCGTTCTTAGCCTTTAAATTATCTAGTTCAATTTGCTTTTCTCTATCGGCTCTTTGTCCTGCTAAGTTTACTAATGTAGTAGCGAATTGACTCGCAACTTCTATTGATTGTTGTAGTATTTCTCTTTTAGCTTCCTCAACTCTTTTTGATTCTTCTATCTGTTTATCGGCTGTTGTTTTGTTTATAGCCGCAATAGCATCGGCCGCCTCTTGTTCGATTATTATCTTTTGGTCGGCAGTTAGTTCAGCATTTTGTAACTCAAAATCTCTTTTAGCTTCAATTGCTTTTACTTGCGCTTCTTGCTCTTCTTTGCTTCCGTTTTCAGTTAATAATACAAGCGCTTTGTTGTGCTCTTCTAGTGCTTTTAACTCTTTATCGAACTGCTCTTTAGAATCAACTTCCCTCGCTTTCTTTTCTTTATTTAACGCGGTTGCCTTTATAGCATTTATTGCATCAGCCTTTAATTTCTCATTCGCTTTACTTTCTTCAATCTTTTTAATATTAGCATCGCGTTCAATCTCTATTTCTTTTAGCGTTCTTTGCAGCGTGTTTTCTTCTAGTGCAGCATTTAGCTTTACCGTTTCAGATAATACGCTTTCATTCGCTTTTTTACGTTCCTCTAGTTCTTTTTCAGCAGCCTCTTTTCTCTTTAACGCTTTTTTAATTATCGCTTTTTCTTCTTCGCTAACTTCTTGCTCTAATCTTGCTTTTAACTGTGAAACAGATTCTTTATTTATTTGCGCAGTAAACGCCTTCTCTATTTGTAATTGTTGGTTTTTAAGGTCTGCTGCTTTTTTTTCTGCTTCAGCTTTTTCTGTTTCTACTTTTTTGGCTTTCTCTATTTCTTTATTTATATCTCTGTAAAGCTGTTTTCTTACGGCTATTTTACCATTTAAAACCTCTATCGCATCTTCGTCTTTAGTGTTTTTTAATTCTTCAGTAAACCTAGCAATATCGTTATTTAATGCTTGTTGTTCAAACTTTAATTTCGTTACGCTTCCTGCTGCTAGTTTTATTGATTCATCTAAGAATTCAAACTCTGAATTAAATCTTCGTATCTCTTCTTCGTCAAACACTCCATTAACACTCATTGCAGTTAGCCTGCTTAGTGTTCTATCTACCGTATCATCAGAAAATGAATTTAATAATGATGCAAAATCTTGTGATAAACTTCTCAATACTTGATTGATAACACCATCACCGCTTCCTATTGATAAAACAAACTTATCCCACGAAGCAGAAAGTTTATCCACATCACCAGCTAATGTATCGCCAACTATTCCTGCTGTCTGCGCTGCTGTTCCTCCAGCGTTTTTCAGTCCTTCCTCAAACTTCGCTAACTCTTCAGTATTTGTAGCCAATGTAACAGCTTGTGAAGCTGCCTCAACACCAAACAATTTAACTGCCTCTGTTAACGGGTCAACTGAATTTCGTATTTGACTAAATGCTTGGTCAAGGCTTAATCCTTGTTCAGAAACTTCAATAAATATTTTTCTTAGTGCTGTTCCTGCTTTTCCACCTTCAAAACCAGCATTAACCAATACCTCTATTAATGCGGTAGCTTCCTCAATACTACTTCCAGCAACTTTAGCAACTGGTGCTACTTGCGACATAGCATTACTAAACGATTCTAAGCCTAAAGCCGAATCATTAAATGACTTAGCCATTATATCAACTACCTTTTGTGTATCGGTTGCCGCTAGTCCAAACCCATTCAATGTAGCTGCTAATGTTTTAGCAGAGTTAGCTAAATCTTCACCAGTTGCAACCGATAGCTGTATAGTTGCCTCTGTTGCAGCTAAAATATCATCAGTAGTAAAACCTAGTTTAGCGAACTCTTCTTGCAGCTTACCTATCTCTAATGCAGAAAAAGCACCACTCAAATCAATTGCGCTTTTCTTTAGTTGCGTGAATTGCTCTTCATTAGCCCCAGTAACAGCTTTTACTTTAGCCATCTGTTGTTCAAACTCTTTCATTGTCTTAATGCTTGAGCCTAGAACTTGAATAGCCTTATTTAATGCGAAAAACCCCAAAGCAGCAGTAGCCAAAGAAGAACCAATATCTTTTAACCCATCCTTAAAAAGTCCAGTTAATCCAGTTGATTTACGAAGCGCATCGTTTTGTTTTAATAGTTCAACATTAGCATCACGTAAAGCGTTTCTAGTCGCGCCTATTTTTAGATTTAGTTCAGCGCGTTTTTTACTAGCCTCCGTTGCGGTAATTATATTGTCTTTCTCGGCTTTGTTTACTGCCTTTAATTCTTTTTGAAGTTGGTCTAATCCAATTTGTAAATCATGGATTTTTTTAATGCTTTGCGCATCGCCTTCAATCTTTATTTTAATTCCTATTTCCTCTGCCATAACTATTCACTTAAATATACATTTTGTAACTTATCATCATTTCCAATAATAACAACAGGCAACCATATTTTTGATGCGTCTGCTAGTGTTTTTTGAATGTACACTTGTCCGCCAAAGAATTGTACATTACCATCCTTTATCGTTATTGCATTTAATGGCTCGCTTTTAGTTCCTCCACCTATTATTACTTGCGCGTCAGGGTCGGGTATGTTATTTACACCGTATATTGTTTGATAATACCCTGTTGATGTCAAACCCACACCCCAAACCACAGAACCCGAACCTTTAACTGTTTGGTTTCCGCTATTGTTTTGAAGCACGGTAGAGGGATTATCTCCAGATATACCTGCATCGTCTAATGGTGGTGGCGGCAATGAACCCCATTCTTGGTTAATACTTATTAATTGCCCTTTAGTTGATGTTGTTACATCATTCTTTTGATTTGAAGATATATTGCTATTTATTACTGGCGCTGAATTTATGCTAACAGGGTCAACATTGATATATTTTAGCAAATTAACTTTGATTGTATTCTTTTTAAAATCAAAATTTTCTATACTTTCTACAACATAATACCCTTTTAATTCGGCAGGATATTCTAAATATATCGGGTTTCTAAATGAGAAATTGCGTATATCGCTGCTGTTTAAATCAAAATACGCGCTTGCTCTAGGCGTGCTTTCGATATGCTTTAATGTTCTACTGTAATACGTTGCGAATAAACCGTCTGCACCGTTCCAATTTAAATTCATTGGAGCGTTAACATATTCATACGATTCAAATAAAGCTGCTGGTATATTGCTTAATACTTCATTGAAATGTATTTGCGCTGGGTTTCCTGAATAGTCTGTTTGCGTACCGTAGACGTAGTTCAATATTCTAGGAGCGAATTCAGTAGAAAAGTCTGGGTATGTTTCATCTTTATTATAGTTTTTCCATAGCCTAGCGGTAATAGGTTTACCAACACCAGCTATTTTATACCTCGCTTTTCCGTCTATAATGTGCATCGAAGGGCAAAACAAATCTAATTCATAATTAGCTGTTCCTTTTTCAAATCTCTCTGGCAATTCGTGCTTATATTCTGCTAGTGTAAGATTCTTTTCTTTTTCCCATCCCTCAACATATCCATCACTTGAATCTTTCTTGTAATTAAATATTAATTCTTTCGGGTATTGCTCAACATAATCTATCGTGTATTCCTTTTTAATATCTATCTTATCGCTCCAATCTAAAGCAAATTCGATAGACTTATAAAAATTATCTCTCGGCTCAATACGTACAGTTCTATTGTTATTGTTTGTTTCAAAATATAAATTGAACATCCTAGTGATGTCATTGATAATATCTAGTAGAGTTGTATCACTATCGTACAAATCACTAACAGATACCACCGTACCAGTCGAAAACGTAGAAGATACAAAGTAACTTTCCATCGTTGTGCCAGCTAATATCTTAATTGGCGTTCCTAATTCATCACCATAGTTTGTAAGGTTAGGAAATCGTACATCTGTTGTAATGTATAAACTTACTACATCCCCAGCATCTAAATCAAAGTTATATTCATAATCATATTCATAAGAACCAGCCGAGAAATTAAGCACCCTAGCGTTTACATTTTGCCAATATCCTAATGCGTTCGGGTGTATATATGAATTAAGTCCGTCAATATCAAATGGTGAGTTATCTTGAAAATCCTGTTGAGTTACATAAATATTATCTGCTGGTGTTGTTCCTTTTACTACAAAAACACAAAAGTTACTTTTATTTACTAGTGACCTGTATTTAATAGTTCCTTTCATTTTGTACGTCCCAGTAAAAGGCGCTGTATAATAACCTGTACTTGAATCGTAGTTAAGTTCTTGGTCTGTAATTATGCCTTGAAACTTTATCCTTTTGGCTATTAAGATATTCTTATTTGGGTTCGGCGTAGTATCTACTGAAAATTGCCCGTAGTCCAATGAATCAATAGTAATATCACTTGTTGTTTTAACTTGTGTAATATTATCTTCTTTCAGTGTATCACTTGGCGCAAATACCCCGTTAAATGGAAATATAAGCCTTTCAAATGCTGAAGAATCCATAAAATCAGATTCTAAAACATACCCTAATTGATTCAATCCACGTTCTACAATGGCTTTTATATACAAGTCTGGATAGAAATCTTCTACCGTTAAAGTGGTGTCGCTGTGGTATTGACCTCTATTTATTAGAGCAAAAGTAAAATCATAACCACTATCGTATGTTCCTGCCTGCGCTGCTTTTATATTTGCCTCTGTTAAAGTAAAAGTATTGTTTCTAAAATCAATATCTTTTATTTTCAACTCTTCAGCTTCAGTAGCCCACTTTAGGTTATCACCAAAGAACACTATTTCATAACCGCCTACACCGTCTTTATTGATTACGGTTTTGATTTTAATAAAACCACGCTCAACCAATAACCCATCTTCATAAATCGCCGCCTCTTTTCTATCAAGAATGTTTTTTGTTGTTACATCTTGATTTATGTTTTTAATGTTCTGTAATAACTTGTTATTGTTGTTTGTGTTAGGTACTGTAAACGATGTTGAGAATGTACCTGAACGCGCTTTAATATTGCTAATTGTTGCGCTACTTTTACTTATCTTAAAAGGCGATTGGATAGTATCATCCATATCTAAAGTACCAAGTATATCGTTTACCGTGTCTAGTATTTTTATCTCTGTACTCATCCTCTTAATCCTTTTATACTGTTAGCTATTCTAAAATTAAGTTTGAATTGATACACTACCTCTTCAGAATCAATAAGGCTATATGAACTATCTTCTATAATAATAGAATAGTACTCTTTATCAATCTCAATAAAAGCCCTGTTGTTTATGTTTATTTCTGAAAGCCATTGTAATTCATCCCTACCTATCGCTTTCGTCCATATTTCATATACTTCCTCTGTATTAGTGTTAAAAGAAAAACTGCCTACATCTTTTGTAGTAAAACCACTCCTCAATGGTCTTATAGCTATTTCACTTTTTGAATCTCGCGAATATATTTTTCTTCCTTCAAATGTATATGAATCTGTCTTGCCAAATCTATTTTGCCAGTGTATGCGCGTACTTTCTTCGCATCTATCAACTACTTTATATCCGAAAAACTCACTAGCGCCCAAACCTGCTGTTTGGTTAGATATAAGTATGTAGTATCTATATACCTGGCTTGTATCTATTCCTGCTGCCTCTAAATTCGCCGTGCCTACTGGAAATGTAAAATAGTTATTACTGTAACCGTCAAAAGCACCTAATGTACTAGCTGACCACGTTTTCAATACAGAGTTAATTATTAAACTTCCTGCTGCATTGTACCCGTATATCTCTATTTTCATTGTATCTAGAGCGCCAATGGTCGGCGTAATACCAAAACCCAAGAACTCGTTTTCATCTAAACCTATTTCTTTTAATCTTGTTGGTGGCTGCGCTGGTGAGTCGCTTGCTACTCCAGTAGGATATGAAGTTAGAAACTTCTTCATATTTGCATAGTTGCAGAAATTTTCATCTCTAGTATAGCTTACTATTTGCCCTACTGTTCCTGTAATATTGTAAACGTCAACTTTACCTAGTGCGGTAGTAGTTCCCTCCTCTAACAATCCTGAAGAACTTTCTATTATTTCTGTGATGCCTCCGTGCATCCAAATAGCGCCTACCCTATCTTCGTAATTGCTAGTCGATGAATCAATATCTATTAGTTTAAATCCTAAATTATCTTTTGCAACATCCGATAAATCAAAAGTGAACGTAGTGCTATCTATATCGAAATCATGATAAATAGTAGATGCTAAATTGGCTGTTGGATATTCTTCATTAGTTACATACACGTCAAACTTCATTCTAACAATGCTCTCATCTGTACTAGCGAATTTCCATATTAACGGCTTATAAGCGCACGCAGGCGATGTTAACCTACTTTGATATTCTAATAATACTACTGTCATGCGTTATTCTTATTAAAGTTTGTCACCATTGATTTTATACTCTTTTGTACTTGTCCGATAGCAAAATCTTCTACCATTTTAACTACCGTGTAATATTGCTCTCCTGCCACTGTTTCAACAAATTTAGTTCGGCTTCCCGTTTCACTAAACTTAAAAGAGTTTGGCGATGGAATACCTTCCTTGTATATTGTTTGTCTAATAGCATACGCGATACTTTTTATTTCATCGTCATTTGTTGAAAGTCCTTTATCTTCTACCCACTGAATCAAAACGGCAATAGGGACTTTCTTACCTCCTGCTTTTCTTCCATTGTTTACCCATTCCGCGTAGTCTAAATTAGACCCTGCGAATATTTCAGCACCTTCGTTTGTAATATCTATTTTAAAGTCAATCGAGCCAGCTAATTCACCAGTATTTACGTGTCCTTGTCTTACCAACTCATCAACCAACTCCTTTTGAAGTAGCTTACCGATAGATTTAAGTTGCTCTGTTAGTATTAAGCCCATAACTAATAGTTAAAAGTTCCCAACGTGCAACTACTATCTACCTCGAATGTAAATCTATAACTTACTTGCACTAGCTTTTGATTGTGTACATCGTTAGCAACAAAACCGCTTATAGCCGCTCTTTCTACTAGCATTATCGAAGTTGTTACATTTACACATCTTCTTATCACTTCTGCGGTATATTGGTCTAAAATAGTTTCTAATTCAGCTTGTTTCGCGCTTAAATCGGTGGTACTTCTTGTATCAAAATTGTATGTATTGTACAGATAAACATCAATATTGTACCTCTTTTTGCGTGGTAAGAATATATTATTTACTTCGCCCCTAGTAATCTTAGGTACTGAATCAACAAGTAATAAAGGGAAAGGCGTATTAAGTGTTGCGTTAACTTCACTCACACGCTTATACATAAACGATTCTATTGCAGTACTCGCGTTTGCAATAGTTTCTAGTTCGGTTATTATAGTATCAATATTTGCCATATAAATAAATTAAAAAAGGGGGCAAAAATACCCCCTCCTTTTCAAACAAAGGAAAACAAACATTATTTTGATTTTTCTAACCATTCGATATAATATTCTTTTGTTTTCAAATTTAACCAATTTTCTCTATGCTTTTCAAGATTTTTATAATTAATTTCTTCAGACGTAACTAATTTGTTTTGAGAGTCTTTGGTAATAAGTCCGCAACCGCAATCTGTATCTATTACAAACATTGATAAATCACTTCTTTCGGTGCGTAATTTTACCCATGCTTTCCAAACGTCACCATGCCAATAGGTTTGCATACGTGGCACAACTTGACTAGCTTCTGTTAATGGGTTGCAGTCGTGAACTAATATTGCGCCGCCATCTTCTAAGAAATCCAAAGAGTTTAAAATATCTTTGTACACTTGGTCGGCATGATGTAAGCCATCAACAAAAATCAAATCAAACTTTTGATTGTTAGTTTCAAAAAACTTGTCGCTAGTTATTTTTAATGTCGCTGGGCTTTTGGGGTCAGGGTCAACGCCTACCTTGTATTCTGCATTGATTGATTCAAAATTAATCCCGTTATTCACGCCAATCTCTAAAAAGGTTTTATATCCAAACTTCTTAATTAGGCTGTTTAAAATCGTTGCTCTTGTCATTATTTCTGTTTTAGTTTTTGAATTAATTTACTGTGATAACTTCTAATTGATATTCCCATGTAAGGCTCGAATAAGCTGCCGCAATCTATTTGAGTAACAGTATTGCCAAACTCATTGTAAATATCATCAATAAGCACATTTGCCATCATTGACGCGCAATAGATTATTACATCGTCTTTATCAATGCTAGTTCGTATTTCTTCTAATACATCTTTATACTTTCTCCAACAATCATTTATAGGCACTTCAATAAATTTATCTACCTTAATGATGCTTTGTTTTTGGTGTCTGTGGTTGCCTACAAATACAATATTCTTTTTGTTTAACACATCAAAGAAAGGCTGTATTTCCCCTCTTATGCTTGCTCTATGTAAACAATCGCTTTCGACCCATTCAATAGGATACTTAGCTATCTCATCGGGGTAAGTGTTTTCGGCTAGTGTCTGCAATCCCATGTAGTACTTAGGATTACTTTCTACAATCTTTAAAAGCCTATCGCCCATATCGTGAAAATAAGCGTGCCCGTCACAGTTTGCCCCGTTCTTACCTAACAGACACGCCCACTCACCGTCCCCAAATCGGCTAAAGCTGAAATTTTCTCCTTTTTCTAGGTGTTCAATAATTTTATGAAGCATATTTTTGGAATATTTTTTTTGTACTTAAATCGGGATAGTTTTCACTTCCTGCCCAATCTTCCCATTTTGTGTTGTTTTCTATTAAATCATCAAAGATTAATATTCCTCTTGCCGCATCGTCAGGACTCATGTACATATTCCATCCAATCATTGAATATTCATCGTCCCACTGGTTAACATCTAAATTACGCCCTTCGTAACGTGCTGCAATAAGCCATTTATAATATCCCTCATGGTCAGTAAGAATCATACCGCCTTTACCAATACAAAGCCTTTTCTTGTGTTGAAATGAAAGCACCATTAACTGCCCTTCTTTATACATATCTTTTTTAAAGGAAACGGCACAATCCCAAATAGGCATTGGTGTTAATTGGTACATTCCACTCCACGCAATATCTTTAAGTTGTAATCCGTAGCCAGCGTTAAGTATTGTCATTGGTACGCTGCAATACGTTCTATTTGGAATTATAATAGGGTCTAATAGCTTATTTAGTACGCCTAAACATAAAAATAACCCATCTGTTAGATTATCAACTGCCACCGCGTACTTTGCGCCTGTAAACTCGGCAATCTTCTTTTCAAAGATACTTATAGCATCGCGTGGGTCTTTAATGTCGTAACCTTTATCTTTACACATTTGAATTTCGGGGCGTTCATAGCGTCCTTGTCCTAATGGGTATTCAATTTTCTTTTGCTCCATTACTTAATTGCTTGTATGTTTAAACTTATTTGAATTCCATTTTCTTTATCCATGTGAGGGAAATAAGCCTGCGAATAGTCATCTACATTGCAATGCTCCGTTAATCTCCAGTCCCATTCTTCAATTGCACTAAATCCTGCATCCCATAGCAACATACCTAAACTTCTTTTATCGTAACAAGTGAAGTGTTGTTTATCTCCCCAATGTCCGTATAAAGCGCCTTTAACTTTACTTATATCATCAGTTTTACGATACACTTTTACAAGTTGTGCAAAGTCGGGAACTGAAAGCCTTAATTTGCCACCTTCTTTTAACACTCTTTTCCATTCCGTTAATACTTCAGCAGGATTATTGAAATATTCAAAAGCGTGTGATGAATAGATTAAATCAACGCTATTATCAGGAAATATAGATAAATCGCGAATATCTCTGCAATAGTCTAGATGAGGGTATGAATCATTATCAATATGAATAAATCCTTCTATTTTTCTTTTGCCGCAGCCAAGATGTAACTTTAAACTCATATCCTTACTTTATCATCATAATTAAACTCTCCACATTTAACCTCTATAACCTCGCTATCTTCTATGAATTCGTAACCGTGACCACCATTAAAGAATGTAGCGTAATCACCCTCACTCAAAACAAAACTATTAATTAAAATGGAATCCAAACCATAAACAAGGCATTTTATTTTGCCTTTCTTAATGTAGATAAATTCCTGCGTGCGCGTTATGCTGCGCTCATTGTCTTTATGGTAGTGGCTGTTTAGCTTTTTTCCTGCTTCATACTTCCATGTTCCTACCTGTATATCATGGTGGTTAGAGGTTATAAACTGCGTACCTTCGTTAATTGGCTCTGAAATACTAGCAATTGCTAGTAATATTCCATGTTCTTCAAATCTTTGCATAAACTGGGTATGGGTTATAGAATGAGTACAATTTAATCAATTCTTTGATACCTTCATCCATTGATACGGTAATTTTAAAACCTTCTTTCTCTATTTTGTCGAAGTTTATAATGAAGTCGCGCTTATCTTTGTCGGGTGTTGACGCCTCTATAATCTCGAAGTTAATGTGTTTAGCAACCATGTCGGCCAATTCACGCTTACTAAAATTCATATCATTGCTACCCACATTGTAAACCCCTTTTAAGTGAGTGAAATCGGTATAACTTTTAATAGCATCTTTAACGTGTATAAATGTCCTTTTGCTTGCACTATCAAATAATACTAGCGTTCTTTCGTACATCGCGCGATACACAAAATCGTTTAGTAATAAATCGGGGCGCATTCTTTGAGTAACTCCAAAGATAGTTGCAAATCGTAACGCTAAAGCATTTTCTTTCTGCATACATATTTCTTCCGCTTGTAGTTTGGTTACTCCGTAAGTGCTGACTGGGCTGCATTCGCTTTGTTCATCACATTCAACCCCAGCCTTTCCGTAAAATGATGTTGTAGAAGCATAAATTAGTTTCTGTTCTTTACCCAATAAATCAACTATTTTCTTTGTGCTTTCTACATTAATCATGTGCGCGCTATTCGGGTTCGCCTCACAAGCTGGATATCCGCTAATTCCTGCCAAATGATAAATAACATCATACTCCTTTAAATCACTTTCGTTAATCGTACGAATGTCCTTACTTATAGCTTTAAAGTTTGGATTTGATAGGTAAGGCATTATTGAACTGTGTCCATACATGAAGTTATCTAATACAGTAACTTCATTACCTTTGTTTAATAACTCCTGTGTGAGCAAGCATCCTTTGTAACCTGCGCCACCTGTAATTAGTATTTTCATTTCTTAATGTATAGTGCATCGCCCCAGCCCCTGCCAGTAAATGCGGTTTCTTGTAATTTATATTGTGGGAATTCTTTTTCTAAGTCGCCGAAAATATCGCATCCCTTGTATAATTCGTCTTTGTACACCTCCATGTATAAGTACTTAAACGCGCTAACATATTCGCCTAATCCTCTTAAAGCCGCTAAACCGTGTCCCTCAATATCTATATTAATAAAGTTGAATTTACTTAAATCAATTTCGTTTTCATCGATAATTGTTTCGAGTGTCGTAGTTGTTATTTTAATTTCTTTCTCTACCGTTATATTTGGGTATTTGTCAGCGTGAGTTCCAAAGTCTAAAATAGATGTAGATGCTCCGTTGCTGCTAATCTTTAATGTAGTTTCAAACTCTTTATCAGAAACAGCTGCATTTATTACACGATCACCCCTTGAAATAAGCCTATCACACAAATCCTTTTGCGCCTCTACCCATATTACAGGCAATCCCATTTCATCATATATCTTTTTCTCTTCACCCATAAAAGCGCCTACATGAATAACGCCTTTAATGTCTTTGATGGTTTTAATGTCTATTAGCATAGTTTAAATTTTAATTCGTACTCTTCGTAAATCGGTCTATCTACTCCCGTCATATCCATATTATGCCAGTCAATTAAATAGCCCTCTAAGTACATTGTGTGTAATTCGTTTTCTCTGTACTGGTTAGATGTGGCGCAATGTGACTTATCGCTTACACGATTAACACTAAACGAAGTTAAAACAGATAATTCAGGCGACCTCATCAAAGGTGGGAAACTATCGGCGTGTTTAAACATTGCCGATTCAAATACATTTGGATTATCAAAGCGAATATTGCTAACCATTGGTTTAATTACATCGGTTGAATAAATATGCCCATCGGTAGAGAAAGCATAGTTGTAATGCGCTGTTTTAGTTTGCCTCCAGTTCCATTGCTGCCCTATGTTATTGCTTACGTTATGTCCTAGCCTTAGCGAATAACAAAATGTTTTATCGCACATAGTAACATCACCTATAAAACCATCAAAAATAATATCATCATCACACATAAAGCAAGTGTATTGCGTTTTCATTGCTTGTAATATGTTTTCCTTTAAGATAGTTTCTTTAACCCAAGTAACTTTAGGAAATCTATCTATGAGTAAATCATAAGATTTAGCGTAAATTTCATCATGTGTGTAAATAACAACATTGTTTTCAAATATATTACACCGTACTAAAATAGTTTCAAGTAACGCGTGCAACTGCATCGCTCTGTTTTTACTAAAGATTATATTGGTTATTCCTGTAATCATTTCAAATGTTTTTTAATTCTCATTTCGTTGCGAAGTATATCGAAAGGCATAACGGTATATTTGAAATCGCTAATCCACGCAACAAAGTTGAAAGAAAGCTGGTCGCGAATACTGAATCTATTAACCTGCGCCCACCACTTTTCGCAGAATGAATTAACATCTTCATTGTGGTTTCTAATAATTACACCGCTTGCAACCATTCCAACGTGTTCAGGCATATACAAGTGCTTATAGTTTGCCATTTGCGATATTATAATGCCTTCATCATCTTTTTTAAGTCCAATACAAGCATTAGCTTCTTGATATACACAATTTCGCGTTGGGTGCTTCATTATAGTTAAAGCGCGGCCTTTGTATTTATTTACAAATTCATCTAGGTTACAGTTAATTTCTATCGAACCATCAACCCAAACAGATAACACATTTTCTTTGCCAAATTGTGAATGTGGGTTAATTTTTAGAAAACGCGCTATCAACGAATGTTCTCTTTTGTTTTGTGGCTTTTCTTGTGGGTTATATTGTACAATATTCCAAATACTGCTTTTAAGATTTGGACTATTTGTAAAACAAACATACTCCCAGCCTTCAGTAATTACCTTAGGCTCTTTTAAATCGTCATACTCGCCAAATATAGCGGTATAACATATTTTTTTTACACCGTCCATTCTCCTTCAAATTTAGTATGGTTAAATAAACACATTGAGTTATTATAGTACAGTTTACCTTCTTTCTTTTCGGTCTTAATATCTATAAACCAATCCGCACAATGAAACACGCTAGTTAAATCAACCAATTGTAATTCTGTGTGAATAGCTTGGTTAAATATCCATTGGCCTGCCGCGTGGTGGTCGAATAGGTGCATCATTAAATCAATCTTTTCTAGGTAGAATTTGCTTAACATTCTATACGTATCAACACGACCCACTATGATGCCAGCGCAATACATTTCCTCTAGCCACCCATCAGGAAAGAATTGTTTTGCGTACACGTTGCCAGCTTTAGGCTTCAATCTCCAATATTCCTCACGTAGCGTTAATTTATAGCCCGATTTACTCGCGCCAATTTCACCCGTTTGTAGATTATCAAGTGCAGTTAATTCGTCAATATCGAAAGGACGTTGCAAAAGCATATCGCTGTCTGTGTGTATAATCACATCATCATCATTCCATTTAAAATAAGGTAGAAAATCACCGCCTTCTAAGCATACATAAAACTTTCTATTGTGTGGCCAACCTCTACGGAACGAAGGAAGTTGTGTTAATTGGCAGGTTGCATATTCTATCCAATCTTCTTTTTTGTCGGGCATGAAGTCAATGCACAAAATTCTTATCTTAATGTCTTTTGCGTATTTATTCAAAGAGTATAGATACTGCTTTGCCTTTTCGTGGTAGTCTTTAGTGTGTGCAATTACGATATATTTCATAGTAAGTGTTCTTTTCTTTCGGCTTTTCCTCCCCTGTACCAGTGATAAAGGTAAACGCCATTCATTAATAATATCTTTTCGTTGTGTCTTTGTGCTGCATAATGCAATTCATTATCTACTCCCAACATACCGATGCCCTCTTTAAATCCGCCTACTTTATCCCAAACCTTTTTTGATACCAACATAAGAAAGCCACCTAGATAATTACCACCAATCGGAGGGGTTGATACTTCCGTACACTCATCGTATTTAGTAGTAAATAGTTCGGTTGCTTTCTGTATGTGTTTGCCCATATCTAGTTCGTCCCACATTTTAGGCTCTCTTTGCCATTGGCAGCCTATACGGTTCGCTTTAGCCACAAATATACCGCAGTCTTTATTAGCGTTTACAATATCGCTTAGTTGCTTTCCGAAAAAAGGCGTTAAGAACATTGCGTCACGGTCGATAAAACAAGCGTAATCATCATTAGGAATTAAGCGCATGAAATCATTATACGCCTTTCCTAAATCCTTTGAATTGCTCCACGGTATGTTGTACCAAATGTTCATTACTCAGGCGTTACAGGCGTGAATTCAATTTTGCTTTCGTTAATGATAGCACCGAGCAATTTAAAGTCGTTGCGTTGCTCTTCTATTTTAGCGTATCCTTTGCTAAATCTATCAATTATTCCGCCGCGTAGTTTGCTGTTTTCTAATGTCATTGGAGCGTTTCTAACAGCTTTAACCATTGCGGCCATATTAGCGCTCATGTACTTTAGCTCCGCATTTCTACGGCTCATTTCTTCGTGCAAGTACTCTGTTTGCTTTTTGTTTTGTAACAAATCGATTTTAGATTGTCTTTCAATGCTAAATTTATAGTGTTTATCTAAAAGTTCACATCTTTCTACATCTGAAAGCCCTTCTTTTTGTGATGCTTCTAACAATGTTTTACAATAACTATCTAAAAACACTATCCTATTTTCTAGTGTTTGGATTTGATTCTTAACATCGATTAATGTTTGGGCGCTCGTTTTGTCTTGCATACTATTTTATTTTAAATGATTTATGTGTTGCTATTATTGAAGTGTCTAAAATTGTTTTTATTCCTGCTCGTTCAGCGTCCAAATACCAATATGAATCTGAAAATGCAGCAGGAAATTGTTTATCGATTCTAAATGGTATTTCTTTTAGTACAGATGTTTTAAAAAGCGTGCAACCTATCCCTGTTCCATACAGTCTAAAATCTTCGCCTATCTTAAATTGCTTAATATCTTTTATTTCACCAGTCCAAACGGCCGCGCTTACATCTTCCTCTAGTACCTTTGTTGAGGTTCTTAGTTCATTGGTAGGCATACCATGTAAACAAACGCTGTGTTTTCCTTTCTTAGTGATTAGATATGTGATAGTGTACACTTCTGCACCACCGCAAAGCATATGTTCAATAATGTTTCTAGGTACAAACACATCACTTTCTAACATCAACACATAATCATAGCCGCCTTCTATTGCTACCCCTCTAATGATGTTTTGGCACTCTGTGATATACTCAATCGGGCTTCCTTTCGGTTTGTGGTATATACATCTAATGCCAGCCTCTAAAATCTTATGATGATACTTTTTATCTTGGCTATTATCTACTAGCAAAATATCGTAATGCGGATAGGTGAAGTTTCTCACTTGCTCGGCATACTCATCAAAACAATAGTCTTTAAGGTTCGATGTCGGGGCGGCTACTAATATTTTCGGTATCATTTTTTCTTTTTATATTCTAGTTCCATTCTTTCTCCTTGTAGTGTGCCTTCTGCAATCATTAACGAGGTATAAAGCATTATTTCATAGATATTTGTTCGTTTAACGCTTTCTATTGGTGTTAATCCTTCCTTGTTGTATATCCCTTTCTCCGCTATTTTGTACGATTCTATTTGCCATGATAGTTTGCTTACAATTCTTTCGCTAGTGCTTCCAGTTTTGATAGGCTGTTTGCCTCCTTTAAAGATGTTTGAAAACCGCTTAACAATTTCCAATTGGAAAGAATAAAAAAAAAGTATGCCGCCCAAACGTCATTCATTGGAAGTTGTTTAAATAACTCCGCTCTTTGGTTTACTTTCTCATCATAAAACTCTTCAATCACTTCCTTTTTATTCCAAAAGAAACCTACTTTAATTTTAGGGCGAAATAAAATAGCTGTTAGCCTTGATAGTTTACTTAGGTCGCCTTTCTCATTAAACACATCAAATAGCGCGCTACTCTCCATGTATTCCTCATAAGTTCCCTTAGCAAATAGTTTCTTAACTCCTTTAACACTTGTCACGCTTTCTGGTAGATAGTATTTAACGCCTTTAAACTCTATGCACTCGTTTATTACTATTTCGTTTTGTTGCGGCTCATACATAAACTTTTGGCACAACTTAAATAGCGATGTGATATTATCACCCTCTTCGTTTACCAATACCGTTTTGTTCAGTATATTCTTAGGAATGTTGCTAAATATTTCAATCCATTCTTTTTCGAACTTGATTAACTCGACTTCTTGCTCTTTACTAAATGAAAATTCATCGGCTGAATAGAAGAACTTTTTAAGTGATTCACTTAGTTTTTCTTTAAGCGCATAGCCTTTTTCAATGTGCAATATCGTAACGTCCTTCCAGTCGCTACAAACATTGTATTGCTTATCGTTAATTGATACGATTATCATAGCTTCATTAATGCTCTACGAATATCTGCTTGAGCGCCAAAGTATTTAACTGCATCTTGCGGCTTCTTTTTCATTTCCTCTCCGATGTTTTCTAACAATACTTCAATCTGTTCTTTGATTGTTAGGTTATCTGTTTGCTCTTTTTTAGGACGTGCCATATTTTATTCCGTGTTATGGAACAAATATATAATTTTATTTTTATAAGGAACTAACAACAGAACTTTTTTTCTTCAATATTTTCATAAGGCATACATAACGAATCGCATCTATTCCGTGATTGTAGTCGTCAATAGGTTTATTAGTAGTTTTCCCGTCATTATCTTTCTCCCATTGGTAATTCCTAAATTCTTTAATTAAATTAACGCTATCCTTAGTGATGTTTATTTTATGGCTTTGCATTAATCCTATCCCTGTATTTACGCTATCTTTACCTTTAAGCGTTGGCTTTATGTTCCTCCACCCTTCACGCTTTAACTCTTCGATGCTTTTAGGCTCGGCACTATCCGCGTAAATCTCATCTAAAGGAACTAGTCCAACTTCCTTATACTTCTTACTTAAATCTTGATTTGTTAAGCCTTTAGCGTAAATCATTTCTTGTAGCCACAATTCACCATTTACAAAACCTACTTTAATTAATGCAGACGGGTCGTTTGTAAATCCGAAATCTTGACCATAAGCTATCCATTTACAATCCTTTGGAAATTCATCTACTAAATTAATATCTGGAAATATTACGCCGTCTAATGTGCCTATCAAGCCTAAGCCATACACTCTCCACCAATTACGCCAATAATCAGATGTTTCAGCTTTTTTCTTTGCCACCTCCATTTCTCCTATTACGTTTGGTGGCAAAGCCTCATTATCCATATACGTAACTATTAAATGTTCGCTATCGGGTTCATTCAATACTTCGGTATGCGCCCAAAACTCATTTGTAGGGTTAAAGTCTAAATAAATATCGTGGCTTGTTCTTATTGCTAGTTGGTGGTATGCTTCAAATGGAAGGTTGTTGCACTCATTTATGTACAAAATATTTCTTCTTGCACCTCTTAGCTTCTCTTCTTGTTCAGCACTAAAGAACTCGATGTAAGAACCATTAGCAAAACGATATGTTAAAAGTGATTTATTGTAATGAGAGTCAATATACCTATTAGTCCAAACCATTATTTTAAGGAAGTCTTTTAGCGCACCTCTTCTTAAATGTGGTATTGTTTCAGATACAACAGATATTTCTAAGTTTGGCGTTTTGCAAGCCTTATCTATTAAGATAGGCAATATACCAAAAGTTTTTCCTTTGCCCCTTCATTTTCACAAAGGGGCTTACATTCCTGCGGAAGTACCGCCCTGTATTACTTTTTTTCGGGCTTGTATCCGCAGAATTTTATCTATTGTTGTAGTTCTTCTAAACATGAGATGTGTATCTTCTGTTTGTCGCTATTTCCTTTATTGTGCATTCAGACACGCTATACTTTAACGCTAATTCTTTTCTACCGTAGTTCTTACCTCTACTTTTTATTATTGAATATATTTCAACAACTTGTTTATCTGTTAGTTTTGCGTTGCCATTTTTTTCACCTCTTACGCTTTTTCTTAATCCTATTCTGTAACTATGTAATTGGTTTTCTGAATTATTACACCATTCTAAGTTTTCAATCCTGTTATCGTATTTATCACCATTAATATGGTTTACTTGTGGTTTGTTTTCAGGATTCGGAATAAATGCTGTAGCTATTAATCTATGAAGATTAAATCTTTTCATTTTCATGTCTTTACACAACACTACTTCATAGTATTCATCTTTGATTACTTTTATTTCACCTCCTTTTGTTCCTTTTCTAGGAGTTGATTTTACTACTCCAGTATCTGATACCGTGTAAAGTCCTTCATATCCAATTATACTTTTTTCCATAATCAAATATAGGTATTATTTTTCGTACCTCCTACTACTTATTTTCTGGAAACAATGGTTGCTCCACTTTTAGATTTGTTTCTGTGCTGTCTTTAAGTCCTAAATCACGCGCTATAATGTTAGCGTTAAACACGCCAACGCTCGCACCTTCAAACTTTTGAGTGTACATTATATTGGTTATTGCGCGTATGACCTCCGAAAATTCGTCATATTTCCCCTTCTCATTAGTTCTATAATCACCTGTATCTGTAATAACTTTCTTCTCATATAACCAAGCATCAAACCCTGCCCATGTAAGAGGTGGTGTATGTTCTAATGTTTCTACTCCTGCTCTCGATGTTACTTGTTGCTTAATCTTTTGAGATAATTTTAATTCTCTAAACTCAACAAATAAGTCCCAAAACTTTTCAGGTGATTCTATGTATTTATGTTTAGCCATTACTCCAATTTACTTTTATAGTGTTCGATAATCCTTTCTGTTTCAAATATATAAAAATTTTTGAACTCTGTAAAGCCTTTATTGTCTTGCTGCCAGTTACGGAACAATACGCTTCTAATCCTTTTAGATGGTGTTTTGCTTTTGTCGGTTATATCAATATCAACCTCATCAAGCTTTTCTAGTTCTTCGTTTGTTATATCAGATTCAGCTTTGAAATACAATATCCCAAACTTATCCCTAGCCGAGTTAATATTCAATAATTGCTCATTACTTAACTCCTGTGTAAGAAACTTAACACTAAAGGTATTATCCTTTCTGGGTGAGTAATTATCTAATATCGCTGGTATAAGTATTTTCATTTTGTAAATGTAACATCTGCATGACCATGTTTTATTTTGTACGGATTTGCTCTATATCCTTTGCTAATCATTAATTCTATCACATCGTTTCCGTTAGGTGTATTAAATCTATCCCAATTTAATTCTATTGTAACAATGTTAGGAAGTTTTTTAGCATTTTTTACTATATCGTACTCACTACCTTCAGCATCAATTATCACTTGTGTGCATTTTGGTAATTCATCGTATTTTATTACTTTAACTTCTACTTGCTTAACTATTTTAAGTTCAGTATGCAAACTCTTTAATCCTGTCCATTCATTTAAAGTTGATGCTTGTGTATCATTAGCTATATTTAAAATAGCTTTTCCGTTTTTACCACCTACTGCACATTCAAGTACATTAAGCTTTCTTTCTCTTATTTTTTCGGCTAAATATGGATTAGGCTCTACCCATAAAACAGATTTATCTTTGTATTTTTCTACCTCTTCTGCTTTATGCGCTCCTATGTGTATAATATCAAAGAATTCCATATCAAAAAAGTATTATTCCTATTACTTTGCAAATCTCGTCTAGTGATTCGCATTTATCAATTTGCCCATTCCACGCGGTGAAGAACTTCGCTTCATCCATTGTAAGTCCTTTTTGGCTTTTCGGTTTGCTTCCATCTTTTAACTCGATGAGGAAATTTTTTCCTTGATAAGCAACAACCAAATCAGGAAACCCTTTACCAATCATTGAAGTAATGGCAACGCTACAACCTAACTGGCGCAACTGCTTAACTATTAATTGTTGGTTGTCGTCTGTTCTTGCAATTCTTCGCATGTGTCAAACTTAAAATTAAATCCAGTAAATCGCAAATGTTGTGGCTTAGGATTGCTGAAATGCTCTATAATATCATCGCTCTGTTGCTTTTCCTTTGACTTCCATTTAAGGTAAGATGTTAATACGTAGGTATTTCCTACTGGTATCTCTGTGTCTATGTGCGGCTCTACTCTAAAGTTAGCCACGTTCAACTCCAATTCTTTAGCCACAAATCTCGATGCTGCCATTACGGTCGGGCAAACGCGCTCTAAGTATCTTTGCTCACCTACTATTCGATAGATGTACGTTGTTCTTTCTGGTGCTTTCATACTAATACACTTTTACCGTTTTAAATTTCTGCGCTGTTTTGAATACCGTTGTCGGTCTGGTGCGCCAATAATAACCAGCGTATTTTTCACCGTTCGTTCTGCATCGTTCCATTATTCCATTACGCCAACAAGTTTTGTCGGCTTCTGTTACATCAAATTCAATCTCGGCTTTCTTAACTAAGAATTCAAGTGCTTTTTGTTCACCAATAAATGGCGTGTTATTCACTAGCTGACCTGTGCTGGTGTAAACGTAGATTAGTTTTTTATTTTCCATTGTGTTTGTTTTTGTTTGATTATTTCTTTAACCTCATTAACCTTGCTAATCGGTACACGAAAAGCGATGGTAGTTGTTTTCTCATTATACTTAGGCTTGTTACCCGAACCTTGTCGAGCGCCTCCCCAGCCTTTTTTAGTTTTCATATAAATACATTTCCAATCTTTGAAACAAGCTATTCATTGACGCTTCTTCATCCATTGTGATAGTTCCGTTTTCTTGTTTTTTCTCAAGTGATTCGTATGCACTTAAAACTGCTTTGAAATATTTTTTATCTTCTGTTTTCATATCGTTTGTTTTTAATTATACCCAAAGATATAACCTTTATTTTGATTTGCAAACTTTTTCATCATTATTTTAAATATTTTTTAATTTTCGTGTATTCGTTGTTGAATTCGATGTAAGTTCCATCGCTGTTTTCGTGGTCAATGTATTTTTTTACTATCTCAATAAACTTTTCTCGTCTCTGTGGCGCAACATAAACCTCAATATCGAAAACCTTTCCAACTTCAAGCGATACGCAAAGCTGCCATATCTTTTTTTCATAGTCACCACTTAACCAATTACAATCCGAATTTTGCCACATAGTTATCAATTTGCGTTTTCAATTTATCGTTTTGTTGCGCTAAACTTAAATTAAGCCGTTTTAAGCGATTATTTTCATCGAGCAGGGTGATTACTTCACTCGGCTTAATATCGTTCAACAGATACTCTCTTTTTGCCTTAGAATGGATTTTATCGATGTATGTTTTATATCCTTCGATTCTTAAAGCCATATTTTCCCAATTATTCTTTTTTGCACCTGTTGACTTTTTAGCCATGATGTTGCAAAGTGCTAAGTCAAATGATAAATCAATCATTACCTCCTCCTTGAATAGGTCGTTAAGGCTATCCGTTTCTCTCTCTTCCGCTATCTTAGAACGGGAAAGGGTCTGCATCTTCTTGAACGCTTTCAGTTTCAAATCCTTCATTTTTCTTGTTGTTAAGTGTTGATAATGTTTGTTGTACTGGCGTGCCTTGTCCTGTTTCGTTTGCTATTGGGTTTCGTTCGCCAACTTCAAACCTAGTGTAATTCCAAAACTTGAATATAATCGGTCGGTCTAATTGAGTAACCCCTCCTCCAGTTATGGTTTCTTTGACTTTCCTTACGTGTACCTCAGTGAAGTTCTTACGCGCTTCAAATTGCGTCATACGGTGAATGGTTATAAAGTCATCGCAACGGTTAGCGAACTTCTGACCGCCCTCCGTATCACTTTTTGATGGTGGCATTTGATGCCCTTCGTATTCGTGGTCTTTAGGGAATTTCTTTCTTGCTGCCTCTGTTACCAAGTGAGCGTTAACATACACGCTCTTTTTCGTTGTGTTGCAGAAAACTCTAATATCTCCACAGGCATCATAATCTTCCTCGTGCTTATTACCCCCGTTCCCTCTTAGTGAGTTCCAAGGGTCAATCAATAGGCATTTGTTAGGGCTTTGTGCGCTTATCTTCAATAATTCCTGTACGGTGTATGTCTTATCGTTGCGAATGAATTTAAAGTAAAAGTTCATTTCATCGAACGCTCTCCGATATTCAATATCGCTCAACTTCCTTAGTTCTTTTCCAGTCATGAACTGCATTATATCGCGCTTCAATGATGCAATAGAATTTTCAGCTGAAAATATATCAAAGGTTATTTTATGTTTCAAAGCCAACACAACGAAGTACCAAAGAATCCACGTAGTCTTTCCCGTATTATCTGCGCCATTAATCATTACGAATTGCCCTTGCTTGTATCTTAGATATTGGTCTGACATATCATCGCCAATGCCTAGCCCCATTTTTACCCTACCCTCTCGGATATTATCCAAAACATCTAATGCTTCGGACGGGTCACAAAAAAAGTTTTCTTTCATTTTTTTAATCGTTTAACCATTCCTTGTGGTGTTTGTACCCATCCTTCCTTTATCATTTC